CGAACGCCGTGGCAAGGAAAGCAAGAAGTCACAGAGCTTTAAGTCACGTCGTAACGAAAGTCGTGGTGCTCGCAAGAAGTCTAAGCCGCAAAGCGCAGGTGTAGCAAAACGTGGCTGGGGCGCTGCAATAAGGTAAAACATGGCCATTGAGCGCGGGGTTGATGATTTAGATCTTAGCCTGCTTGATATTGAGGACACCTCCAAAGAGATAGAGGTCATGCTCCCCGATGGTGAGATGGAGTTTGGCGAAGAGGATATCGAGCAGCTAACCGATGGCACCATGTTGGTGGGGGCACCCCCCGCCGAACCATTAGGTGGTGAGGGCGAAGATTTCTACCTGAACTTAGCCGAGGTACTGGATTCCTCCGATCTCGGTAAGATTTACAACGAAGCCCTTGCAGATGTTGAGGCGGATAAATCCTCTCGCAAAGAGTGGGAAAAGCAGTATCGCGAGGGTCTTGAATACTTAGGCATGCGTTTTGAAGACCGGACGGAACCTTTTGAGGGTGCCTCCGGTGTGATTCACCCGCTGCTTGCTGAGTCTGTTACCCAGTTCCAATCCCAAGCGTATAAGGAATTGCTCCCAGCAGGTGGTCCTGTCCGTACCCAACTGGTGGGTGCAGGGGGACCGGATGCAGATCAGCAAGCGGCGCGTGTTCAGGAGTACATGAATTACCAGCTGATGGAGGTGATGCGGGAGTACGATCCCGAGACCGATCAGTTGTTGTTTTATTTGCCCCTGTCTGGGAGTGCGTTTCGTAAGGTTCACTATGATCAGGGATTAGGTCGAGCGGTTTCACGATTTATTCCGTCTGAGAAGTTGATCGTGCCTTACGGAACGGCGAGTCTTGAGAGTGCGACTCGTATTACCCACGTCGTTGATATGCCCATGAACGATGTGCGGAAACTGCAACAGTCAGGGTTCTACCGTAAAACCGATTTGAATCGTGGCAATTTGCCTGCCCGTAGTGGAGTGCAGGAAGAAATTGATGAGCTCCAAGGTGAGCAGCCCTCATACGCTAGTTCTGATGACTGCGAAATCTATGAGATGCATGTTGATCTGGATATCCCCGGCTATGAAGACCGGGATGAAGCAGGTGAGACTACTGGCATTAAGCTGCCTTACATTGTCACGTTCTCACCGATGCAATCGACGGTGTTGTCGATTCGACGTAACTGGCGTCAAGATGATCCAGCGCAGAAGAAGATTGATTACTTTGTTCATTACAAGTTCCTGCCTGGTGTAGGTTTTTATGGTTTTGGTCTAACCCACATGATCGGTGGGTTGTCGCGGAGTGCAACTTCCATTTTGCGACAACTTATTGATGCTGGGACTTTGGCCAATCTCCCTGCCGGGTTTAAGGCACGCGGCATTCGTATTCGTGACAGCGACTCCCCACTTCAGCCCGGCGAATTTCGTGACATGGATGCGCCCGGAGGCTCACTTCGTGAAGCCTTAATGCCGCTGCCGTTTAAGGAGCCAAGTGGCACCTTGTTGAGTTTACTTGGGATGCTGGTCGAATCAGGCCAGCGCTTTGCGTCAATTTCCAATCTGCAGGTAGGCGATGGAAATCAGGAGGCGCCCGTTGGCACGACGGTGGCGTTGCTCGAGCGTGGTTCGCAGGTGATGAGTGCTATTCATAAGCGCCTGCATTATGCCCAGCGCGTTGAGTTTAAATTATTAGCCAACGTCTTCCGCGATTCGTTACCACCGTCTTATCCGTACATGACGATCAATGGTGATCAGAATGTGAAGCAGACGGACTTTGATGATCGTGTAGACGTTCTGCCCGTTTCCGATCCGAATATTTTCTCCATGAGTCAGCGGGTGATGCTGGCGCAGGAGATGCTGCAACTGGTGCAGTCGAATCCTGAAGTGCATGGACAGCAGGGTACGTATGCGGCTTATCGCCGGATGTACGAGGCGATGAACGTCAAGAACATTGATGAGTTGTTGCCTGCACCCCAGGAGCCGCAACCACAGGGGTGTGCGGAAGAGAATGCGATGTTTGCAACGGGACAACCTTATCAACCTTTTGCAGATCAGAATCACGACGCACATATCGAATCGCACATGGCGATGTACAAGACTAGCTTAGTGCAGACCAACCCTCAGATTCAGGCGATCATTCAGGCACACGTCTATGCCCACATTGGCTTTGAGGCACGCAAGCTCGCTGAGCAAGATCCCGAGGTACAGCAGATGCGACAACAACAACAGCAGCAACAACAACAATCCCCGCAGGGGATGCAGGGGATGCAACCCCCGCAGGGGGTCCAGGGGATGCAGCAAGGAGGCTATGCCTCTGCTGGTCCACCCCCTCCGCAACAGGGCCAGCCTGACCAATCTCAACAATTCTTTGAGAGCAAAGTCGCAGAGATTTGTGCTCAGTTGATTGAAGGGGTAGCCCCGCTCTTCCAGGTAGAGCCACCGGAAGATCCGTTAGTTGATCTTCGTCGTGAGGAAATTGCGGTTAAAGCTGAAGACGTAGAGCGTAAGAAACGTGAGGGTGAGGAACGCATTGGCCTTGATATTGAAAGGTTAAACGAGCAAAGTCGCCTCGTCGAAGAGCGCATCGATTCATCGGAAGATATTGCTGAGATGAAAGACAGAACGGCTCAGGATCGTTTGGATCAGCAACGCGAGTTTAAATTAGCCGATTTACGACGTGGTCGGTAACAGGAGGCCCTGATGAGTTCTGTCAGAGAAAAAAGAGCAGCGGTGCATAAAGCTCAGGTGAAAGCGGAAGAAGCGCTGAATCAAGGCGCTCCTGCTCCTGCTGCAGAACCAGCACCGAAACCCAAAGCTAAAGCTAAAGCGCCGAAGAAGACGGCGACCAAGAAGAGGAAATAGTTATGCCTGGAATAACTGAACGACGAGCAATGCGACGTGGTCAGAAGCGTCGTGGAGATTATTCATCTAAAGGGTCGGATGCTTCTAATCCTATTAAGCGTCAGACCAGTTTTCCTGACCCCAAGGTGACCCGTAATAATTTTCGGGTGAAGGACCAGGGCACGGTGCCTTATCCCAAAGTTGAGCGTGTTGCCAATGGTGGACCGCCAAAGCCTGGGATGGGCAAAGGTAAATCCAGAGGTGGTGGTGCTGCTATTCGTGGGACCAAATTTGAGGGCGTCTTTTAGTGGCGTATTTTCCTCAGTTTGGGATGCAGCAGCAGATGGGGATGGCCCCTATGCGGCAAGATATGCAGTATAGATCCCAGCCATTTCAAGGCTTCCAGGGGATGCAAGGTCTTCAAGGACTCCAAAGATTACTCGGTGGATTAGGTGGCCGCGAAGATTTTGCTTTACCGGGTACCGGACGTTCAGCGCCACTTGGTGGGGGCTTGAGCTTGATAGGCCAATTGCAAGATCCACAAGCCAGACAAGGACTGATGGATCAGTACAAGCAACAACTGGACGATAGAAGAAATAATCTTCAAAAAGATTATGGAACTTATTCGGCTGAAGAAATAGCTGCAAAACTAAGAGAAGATCCCACAATCTATACGGCGCAAGAGCAGCGCAGCCTCCCCCAACCATTAGGCCAAGGAATAGGTGGCCGTGAAGACGCAGCTTTACCAGGTACGGGGCAGACTCAGCCTGCTCCTGCTGAAGGCATATGGGCTATCCCACTTGATCATCCATCGCAACAACAGCCCCCAACTCCACCGCCTACGCAAACTACGATGCCAGTTCCGCCAAAGCCGCCAGGTACTGCAACGCAAATAGGCGCACCCCCTCTGACGCCCACTAAAATACCGCCTGGTACAGGTGGGGTTAAGCCTGCACCACCACCAGCGTCGACTCCACCACCACCTGGACAGATTGGTGCACAACCACAAGCGCCGACTCCACTTCAAGGTGCTGGACAACCAACTCCACCACAAGCGCCGACTCCTCCACAGCAACAGGTACCACCACAAGAAGGGACGCCGCCATCCCGTTACATTTCACCGGAAGAGGAAGAAAGGCTTAAAAACACTTTTATTCCTCATCCGATGGCGTGGCAGGATGACGAAAATCGTAGAAGGGAGCGTATTGAGGGTATTGTTGAAGAATTACCTTTTGACTTGCCAAATTACGGCATGGAACCCGAAGATTATGAGATGGGTGGTGGTCATGCCTCCATACAGGGAGGCACTGACCGATGGGGTAATTTGCATGGGTCGCAAGACTACCACTACGGTAGAGGTCCAAATCCTGATCAACAACGCTCCCCATGGGGTCGTGGGCCATCGCGACAGCAACCCTTTCCATTTTTACCCCCACAGCGACCACAGTTTCCATCTTTTCCACCGATGATGCCTCGTTTTGGTGGGGGGATGCCCAGAGGAATGGGCATGCCTTATGGAGGCGGAGGTCCGTACGGAAACTTATGGGGCGGTGGCGGTGGATTCGGTGGCGGATGGGGTCAACCACAAATGCCTAGATTTGGCGGAGGTTTTGGCGGAGGCATGGGCGGTATCGGTGGATTCCCAGGAATGGGTGGCGGCGGATTTGGCGGTGGCTTCGGAGGTGGATACGGAATGCCTCAGATGCCTAGATTTGGTGGAGGCTTCGGTGGAGGCATGCCTGGATTCGGCGGAGGATTTGGAGGTGGGATGCGGCAACCTCAAAACCGATGGAATGTTGAACCTCCATATGACGGTGGCTTCGGTGGAATGCAGGAACTGTTCGGAGGAGGATGGTAATGGTAATGCCGTGGAATCCTCGACGTAGGGGCCGATCTTCTTTCTTCCCAGGTGGCGGAATGCCATGGGGGCAATACGGTGGTGGCCCAAGCCAAGGCTTTGGTGGTTATGGCCAACAGCCCATGATGATGCCTTACGCTGGAATGGGCGGTGGTTACGGTGGAGGTATGGGCGGAGGCATGGGTGGCTATAACCCATATCAACAACAACCGCCTCAGATGTTGGCACCACCTCCAGCAGCACCAGCTTTTGATCCTTCAGGAATTTTAGAACGACTCTCACAACTGGAAGGGGCAGAAGCACCTGCTGCACCCGCAGCGCCTGCGTTTGATCCTACTGCGTTAATGGAACGTATTTCCGCACTGGAAGGTGGGGGTGGATTTGATCCCTCTGGTTTGCAGGACCGGCTTTCCGCATTAGAAGGAGCCGAAGCACCACAAGGTTTTGATCCTTCTGGGTTACAAGCGCGACTTGCGGCATTGGAAGGCAGAGGCGGCTTTGACCCATCTGGTTTACAAGAACGAATTACTGCGCTGGAAGGAGTAGAAACACCACAAGGTTTTGATCCTACAGGACTGCAAGAACAAATCACTGCTTTACAAGGTAGGGGTGGTTTTGATCCCACGGGGTTACAGGAACAGATTACTGCTTTGCAAGGCAGGGAAATGCCGCAAGGCTTTGATCCGACAGGATTACAAGAACAAATCACAGCTTTGCAGGGTAGAGAAACTCCACAGGGCTTTGATCCAACTGGGTTACAGGAACAGATTACGGCGCTTCAAGGCCGTGGTGGTTTCGATCCTTCTGGCTTACAGGATCAGATCACAGCTTTGCAAGGCAGGAGCATGCCAGAAGCGTTTGATCCAACTGCTCTACGTGATCGTATGACAGCTTTAGAGGGTCGTGGGATGTTTGATCCCAGCGCTATGATGGGGAGAATTGGTGCATTAGAAGGCCGGGGTGGATTTGACCCGACAGGATTGCAAGAACAAATTACAGCGCTTCA